TCTTGCTTTTTCTAAATTAATATTTTTACCTATCAGTAATTCAGCTGATAATTCATCTTTAATAGAAGATTCAAAATTAAGTAAACTGCCTGCTATATCATCTACTTTAGATAATTCCATACCTAAGGCTTTAGCTGTTGCCACAGCCGCTCCTATAGCAGGACCACTTTTTCCTAAAGATAATTGTGTAGCCTCGGATACATTTGATATCTCAGTCATAACCTTTTTAACATTTAAAGATACGCCTCTTGTTTTTGATACATTTTCTATTTGCTTTAATGTTGAATCTGCAATATCCTCAAAATTACCCCCAGTTGCTAGAGATAATGCTTGTATCCCCATCATCTCTTCAGCAGTTAAACCTGCTGTTTTCTTTAATTCTGTAAAGGTTTTTAATTGGTCGGCTGTATAATTAACTGATGTTCCTAAAGCATTATTTATTTCCATTGAGCTTTCAGCTAATCCTTGGCTAGAAACAAATAATGAATCATTTGAAGATGCTGCGTCAGCAAAATTACCTGCCATTACTCTAGCTTCTCCAGCACTTACATTTAGGTTTTTAGCTAATTTTCCTGTGTCTTCTTCTAATGCTTGTACACCTTTTATTATTGCACCAATTGACATTTTAAACCCAAGAGCAAATGCTTTGGTTGCTATAGCTAATTGAACTAATGGGTCACTTAATGCTTTTTTTATTGCTTTACCACTTAATTCAATTCCTTTTTTAAATATTTCCTGACTGCTTGCTCCCGTATCAGCAAATGCTCTTAAATCCTCATTAATTTGAGGAATATCCATGGCCGATGCTAAATCCCCTAAACCTATTTTACCTAAAACTTTTTCAACTCCTTTTAAGGCTGCACCTGTGCCCCCCATTCTTTCAATGGTCTCTTTTTCTTTTTTTACTCTTTCGTTGATTTTATCATTAATGGATTGTAGGGTTTTATCCTCATCTTTTAAAAATCCAAGAGCTGATTTTTGGGCATCAGTTAATGATCTATACTCTTTTGTTCTTTTATCAATTTTAGCATTTACCATGCCTTGAAGGCCAGATTCATTAATTAGTTCGCTTGCTGCGTCTTTAGCATCGGAATGTCTTTGTGATGCTCTTTTTTTAAGATTTTGGAGTTGTTTTAGATTTAAACTATCAAGACCTTCTTCTTCGTAAGCTAATTTTTTTACTTCTGCTAGTACTCCTTTAAAACCTTTAGCAAATTTAGCTGTAGCTGAAGGTCCTTTTTTAATCTCCTCTATTGTTTGAGCAAGTTGTTTACTTAGATCACCAAAAGATTGATCCATATTATCTACTCGAGATTGAACCCCTGCTAAAGCATTTTCTAGTTTTTTAACTTCATTTACAGATGATGCAACCTTAGAAGGATCCAAATTTGCATAAGGATTCATCTTTCCAAGCTGATCAAATAAGTTTTGAATTTGCTTTAGTTGTGCTTCTACTTTTTTAGGATCGGCTGCCATTAATCGATTTTATTATAAATATTATTACTTATAACTTGTTTTACCTTTATATGGAGCACTTGCGGATTTAAAATCAGGAACATTTACTTTACCCTCTGAATTTACCATACTTTTAGTTCCTCCCTTTTTTGATGCTTTTTTATTTGCTTCATTTTCTGCATCAAAATGGTCTTGGATTTCTTTAAATGTAAATTTTCGTAACCAAATAGGCATATTATAGACTGTAGGATAATCAAACCCACCATTACCATGAAATACAACATCATGGATCTGCTTAAATAAATTCTTCCTTACTAGGGGTGCGGTATTAAGCGTCAGGCCAAAAAAAGTTCAACCCAATGGGCACAACTACCTCCTCGCCATTGTCCAAAATATAGGACAAGTCAACGTCTGGTTGACTATCTTTAATGTGTTCTCTAAGGGCTCTTGAATCTCGTGCTAAGAATGCTTTATCAACCCATTCTCTAATGTATTTATTTTCATCATTACCATCAACTGATAATATCATGTGTTTATAACGTGTACTTAAACTAGCAGATGATTCTTTATTTATTTTCTTTAACCCAGTAACTTCTCTATCAATTGCTTTTTCAAGTTTTCCTGTTATTAATTGGTAAGTAATAATTGTTCCTGATGTAGGTAAAGTAAATGAAAATTCATTTTTACCTGCTTCATATAAATCTTCATCAATTGGTTTATTATCTAAAGTTGATACATCTATAGTATATTCTGTATCTTTAACCATTACTTTATATTCCTTACCATATCCTAATACTCTAGAGGCAATTAATAGTGCATTTTTATCTCCAATTATTAAATCATCAATTTTGACTTTATCATTAATAAGTAAAGAGTTTAATAATTTATCTAATACTACACCTTTTTGGATATAAGCTTGGTTAGAAAGAATATCTTCTTCCTTAGCTGTCATATATTTCATTTCTACTTTACCACTGGATAACGGATTGTCTTTTGCGTAAATTAATCCTTTAGAGGGTAAATCTACTTCTTCCGTAGGGAATTTAAAATCACTCATATAATCTTTATTTAATTAAAACTGTTATTCGTTAATACATATGTACGATACAAAAAAGCTTGACCGAAGCCAAGCTATTTTATAAAATATGTTAATATTTTTTAGAAATTTAAAATACAGTAATCTGGTTGTACTTCTAAAGATATTTCTTGAGCTGCATTTTCAGTATCCCAATTGAAATCTCCGAAATCTGCTGATGTGATTAATGCTCCTTTAATAATCCATTCAGATACTATATCACCTACAGGTCCTAGTACGTTTAATGTAAGATCTTTTTTATAGAAATCACTATATCCATCTCTACCTGTTACTGATTCATGATGTAATCTAACCCATTCCATACATGCTTGCGCACCTGATGGAGTTATTGGATCAAATAACGTCATTGAAATTGGATTCCATGTTGATTTACCTTTTACAAATCTTTGAACATTGATATGATTTAAAGCTACTGTACCTTGTGTTAGTGTTACAGCTCCCATACCTTTAATTTGGTAAGATGGGATTCCATCTACATAAAGAATAAATCTATTCTTTTGTTTTGGCTCAAAAGCTGTGAAAAATATTTCGTTTGGGTCTAATACTGCCATTTTATTATTTTATTTATTTTATTATAAATATTTATCTTTTTAATTTTTATGATGGAAATGTTGCTCCAGTTGGTAAAACATTGAAATCTAGTAAAATAAATTCTGCTGTTTTAGTTGGTTGTAGGTAAATTTGACCTACTAGCTCATTTCTATCGATTACATCTGGTGTGTTATTTGTAGCATCCATTACAACTTTAAACGCGTATAAACCTTGTCTTTGTTGTACTGATTCTAAGTACGGGTTAACTTGCGATAAGAAGCTATTTCTTGTACTTATTGAATTTTGCTCAAATACTAAGTTATCTGATACTTGTACTATATATGATTTTAATGAAATCAACAATCTACGAACATTTACTCTATCTAGAGCACTTGCTTTTTTCTGTAGTGTTTTCTGTCCAAATACTACAACTCCACTTCCTGGGAATGTTGCAATTGGGTTAACATTTGCTTCATATAAGTTATCTCTATTACCTGATGTTAATTTTCTTTCTGCTTTAACTACGTTACCTAACGCGCCTCTAATTAAACCTGCTGGAGCGAACCATGGGTCCGATGAAGCATCTGTAAATGCGTATACTCCCGGTATAAACACAGAAGCTGGCGACCAAACGTATTGAGCATTAGCGTCAATCGATTGTAACCAAGGCCAATATGTTGCTGCATAAGAACTATCAAATGCTGATGCTTGTGTTACTACAGTATTTACTGTACTATTATAAGGTACTAGATCAACTATTGCTATACAGTCAGTTCTTGATTGTGCTAGTGCTACCATTTTAGATACTACTGAAGAGTGTGCAGAAAGTGAATTTATTAATCCTGGTGCTGTAATTGCATTAAAGCTGTAAGCATCGGTGTTTGATAATAAATTTAATGATTGTGTATATTCTGCTGCAATTAATCCTTGAATGTTAGTATCCGTGATATTTTCGTTAAATTTAACGGGTGAATTGTTGGTATTAATGTTTGTACCCTCTCCACCTTGGAATGAACCTGATCCTATTGCTGGTATGCTTGAGAAGAATGCTGATTTAGCTGCTCCATTGTTATCAAAATATTGTGGTGTTGGAGAATTAACTGCTCCTACAAACACATAAGCACTACTGTTTGGATAGTCACCATTTGATTTAACATAATAATCAACTCCATCTTGTTCTACTGTAAAGAAAGTATTACCAATAACTTTTGCTACATAATTTGCAGCTGTTGGGTCCATTGATAAATTGTTATATTGTTCTAATACTGCTTTTTGTGTTGATGTATCATTACCACGTCTAATAGATAGTGAAAATTGACCTGATCCTGTATTAGCACCTGTAATTTCCCATCTAACGTTGTTGCTAGTACCATTTGTTAAAGTACCGTTTGCGCTATCAAGCCCTGCTTGGTAATTATTCATTATAGCACCTTCAGAAATTGTTTTTAAACTAAAAGCGTTGGCACTTTCTAAATCACTACTTTTTAATGTAATAACGAATGTTCCAGCTCCTCCACCTTGACTTCCTTGTACTGTTAGTGCGTTTGTAGCAGCATAACCTGCTCCTGCTGTGAATATTAGTGATGTAACAACTCCGTCTGCAGTAACTGTATATGTTCCTGCTGCTGATGAACCTACACCACCTGTAACTGAACCTAAAGCATGTGTTCCTGCACTTTGACCTGAAAGAGTGTTTGCTGAAATTGAAGCTGACGCATTAATGTCAGTTCTTAAAGTTCCTGCTGCTGTAGTATTAGTATTTTGGATTGAAGAAGATGCTTCTGCCCATCCGAATGATCCACTAACTACTCTAGTAACTAGTAATGATTCACCACCTTGTTGAAAGTAGTTGGACGCTGCCGCTGAGTTTAGGTATGAATAATATTGTGAGCCACTTTCTACTGAGCCCCCAAATATAGCTTCGTATTGCGAGAATGAAGAAACCGCTGTTGGAATTCCAACTGGACCTTGAATTGCGGGTCCAATTATAGCAGCACCAAATGTAATTGGTGGTGCTCCAATGAAGGATTGATCGTTTTCTCTTGCTAATACACCTGGAGATATTAATGTTTCTGCCATTGTCTTATATTATATTTAATATTGTTTTGTTATAAATATTAGAAAAGTATTCAAAAATTTATTCTGCTGCGGTGAATTCTCCTTTTTCTAAATCTAGGTTACCATCACCATATTTTTCCTGTAATTCTTTCCCAAATTTTACTTGTTCTTTTTGTAATTCTTGGAACTTTTCTAATTCTTCTTTTCTTTGTCTTTCTAAGGCATCAATCCTTAAATTTGCTGCTCCAACCTGTACTACAATATCATTGTTTCTTGATTGAAAATCATTTAATATTGATAACTCACTTTTTGATAACTTTTTACTAGCCATAATTTTGGTTTTTAATTTATTATAAATATGTTATTTTTTGTTAAAATTAATTTCTACTTCTATAATCCGCTGTTGGATTTTTAATTGGTATACCTGCTCCTTCTACATCGCTAACAGTTTCGGTAGTTATTGTAACTTTTGCTTTAGAATTATACATTTTAGTTGAATTTAATTCTTTTTGGATTGTATCCGGGATTAAATATCCACGTAATCTAATATTAAATGTTCCAACAACCAACCTATCTTTACCAGTAGTTAATTCTGTTGCGGTATTAAAGGAATCTATAAATGATCTAAACATATATCTTTCAGGGTTACCCCAATAAGCATCTGACCCATACTCACATGCTTCTATAATTTTATTTAATTGTTCCATGTAATAACATTGAACTAAACAACTATATTCCATAGTTACATAGTCAGGTTGTGCTACTACGTGAAATTTTTCAACTGGTTTTCTATTATTTAAAGTTGCAAAATTACTATAAAAGTTTTTTGAACTAAATTGTTTTGAAAAAACACCTGTTAAATTAGGCATATTAGCATCTAATTTATTTGCTACTGTTCTGTCTTTTGTAATTGAATCTCTTTTAATTACAATAATAGGTAACATAATAGCACCCTTTTTATCTCTATAATATCCATCACGTTGGAATGATTTCCATCTTTCAGGAGCACCATATATTACTGGTACTTCCCTTCTAGCTCCATTTTGATAAACAAAGGGTTTAATTCTATTTTCAAAATAATAAAACACTGCCTCATCAATATCCTTAACACCTACTGAAAATTGCTTAGTATCATCATCTTTAAAGCTCATTTGAGCTGATCTATTATGTTGTATACCGGTTTCCGTGTAATTAGGGTTATTAGGAATTATAGCAGCATTAGGGTTTGTTTGTATCCCTTGTTCTTCTCTACCCCTAAAAGCTGTGTGTTGCTTTTCACTTAAAGTTAATTGAGATTTTGGTATTGGTTTTCTTGGTTTTGCCATTAGAATCTTTCTTGATATGGTGAAATAGCTACTTTATCAGCAGGTATATAATATGTTGAAACTAGTATTGATATGTTATTACCAAATTCTTCTAATTTAGGATTTAGTGGATTTTGCTGTCCATCAGAATCATTATTAGGGTAATCTGGGTTTTTACCTCCCCAATACTGGTTGGCTATTGTACTGTCTACTCCGTAATATCCTTCTTCATATAAGATAATATCTCCTACTCTTGGGACAACATCTTTTTCTACTAAATCATCTCTTAATAAATAAAATTGAATTGGTTGATTATACTGAATACCTTCTACGTTTTCACCATATTCTTGGTCTCCCCTATTAATTAAACAATTAAATAAAAACGGACCGTTATAATATTTTTCTTCGGCTGCTTCACCGTATATGTTAACTTTAGTTTCTTCTAGTTGAAATTGATAAATAGCACACTGTTGAGTAATAATGTTACCCATTACTTCTCTATTTAAGTGTCTCATAAGGGACCAGTCCCTTTGTCTTGTAAACATTGCCATATTACGCTATAAATATTGTGTAGGGCACTTGTTGTAACTCAATCATTTTTGATTCAGCTTCAGATGCTCTTCTATTTAATAATGATTGTCTTGATGTTTCATCAAGGTATGTTCTTAATCTTTCGATTAATGTTGATTTTTCTGCAGTTGCTGCTGATATTAAATCACCTTGATTTAAATTAACTTCAGCATTTGGTATAGGTATACTACTATATTTACCTCTTACATACCCTAACATTTCTTTTGATAATGCTAAAGTATACTCAAATATCCATTGTCTACCAACTGAATTAATAAATTCGTATGTTGGGTTTTCATAAGGTGCATTTGATACATTTGTAACTCTAGATGGTGTTTGTCTGACTGCGCTATTTATTCTTTCATCTCTTAAAATGTAATCGAAATATAAAGTTCCACCCCCACATATAGCAGTTATATCCTGGTCTCTTAAAGTTATTTTTATATCGCCCACGGCATTACTAATATTAACGCTTGAAGCATCTATATCCGCTTGAGCAACTGTTATTACATCTCCTGATGTATAATTACTCCCAGAATTTACTACTTTTAGTTGATATGTGTTATTTGTTCCATTATCACCATAAAGCATAGCTGTACCATCTTTTCCAGTACCTGTTGTTGTATCTAGTGTTATTAAAGAGGATGTAACATTACCCGTAAAGGTTACATTTGGACGTTGTGTTAAATTTAAACTTCGTCCTATAAGTAAAGATGAACCGGATAGCATAGTTCCATCAAAATTGGGTATAGGGAATATTCTTAATTTATTATCTTGTACTCTAAATGAATAATTAGACATTCTAACCATTTCATTCATTTCTATTTGTTGTATTACCTGTAAATCATAATTTAAAGGAGCCATTAAATAACCCATCCCTTGACCAAATCCTCCAAATCCAACAATACCAGCTGCTACTGCTCCACCAAATCCAAACCCATTATAAGGATCTAAATATCTTGCTGATGCAGGGAATTTTGGTTCATAATATACTCTTTTTACTTCTAAACCATGTATATAATCAGATCCAGTTAATCCGCTTCCAGTCATAAAAACTTCAAAGTCATAATCTTGAACACTTGCTGTTAGTTGGAATGAGCCTGAGTAATAAGGTACATTACCTCCACTACCTGCTTCTTCTCCATATTGTTCAGTTAATCTAACTATTGGTTCAAAACTCGGTGTTATAAGCGCTTGATTTAACTTTGAACCCGTTGTGAGCCCTTCAAGAGATAATTGATTATCTCGTATTTTATATGCATATAATTCATTACCATATGTAGTAACAGCTTCTTCAAAAGCTGTAAATATAGAACTTGATTGAAGTTCAACATCTACTAAAGGATAACCTAATCTAGAAGCAACAAATTTAGTTACTTTTAATGCGTCAGTTTGGAAGGCAACATCCGTACTATAGAACCCAAAAGGCACTGCTTTATCATTCCATATTGGACAACCATCATATATTGGTACATTCATAATCTAGTGTTTTGTTATAAATATGAGAAAAAAAAGCCCGAACGTGAGTTCGGGCTAATTTTACTAAGTAAGATTTAAACTCTTATTATAGAGTGTTTAATCCTGAAATATTAATAGTACCATAAAATTCTGGTCTTACCATTTTCTTAGCGTATCTAGTTAACAATCCTTTTCTTGGTGTGAAAGTGTTTGGATCGTATACTAGTGGAGTCATGATTAACGGAATGTACGGAGCAAATACAGCACCACTTTCCAAGAACTGAGAACCTCTAAATCCTAATAAGATTTTGTTTTCAGTCATGTAAGGGTTTTTGTATACTTTGTAACGTCCATTAATTGAACCTACTTTTTGTACACCGAATGCGTAGCTAGCTTTAGCTGCGTCACCATCTGTATCAGCAGCAAATCCTGGAATACTTTCCAAAATAGTACCTACTGTTGGAGAACATACTAAGAAATTAGCACCACCTCTAAGAGTTTTCTGGTGTATGATATTACTTAACTTTTGGATTTTAGTTCCTAATGTTTGGAACCATTGTCCTTGAGAATTGTAAAATCCTAAATCACTTACTGCACCTGCAGTACTGATTGATGTATTGTTAACTGCTGACCAGTTTTCTGTTCCAGCTCCAGCTCCTTCGATCAACATACTTAAGATCTCTAAATCGATCTCTAAAGAAATGTATTCACTTAAGATTGAAGTTAATTCAGCTTCAGCATCTAATGCATGGTATGCATTTAAATCCTGTGCAAATTCTGGCGTCCAAACTGCTTTAAGTTTTCTAGTTTTAGCAACTATTGCAGATGATTTCATCTGAATGTTGATTTCTGGAATTACTTGTGGAGGACAACATCCGCTGTTTCCATTAGATCCTGAATCATTCCAAGCATTTGGTTTAGCATTTCCTGCTTCAAAGTCACCTCTGTATTGATCAGTTGGTTGGATTTGAAAGATAATTGCACTTTCTTCAGCAGCAGCTGCAGCAGCATTCATATCAGCTTTTAAAGCGATAAAAAATACGTCTACGTTGTCTACAGAAGTAAATGATGATAATTGCTTACCTGCAGATCCTGTTACTACTAATTCAGATGGTACGATTGCTGTACCTCCTACATCAGATCCTGAGAATAATTGGAATCCTTTAACTCCTGCGAAATCTCCGTTTCCGAATCCTGATTTAAGGTAACCTAATTTGAAATAAGTAGAAAATGATGCAGAGTAATCTGAATCATAGTTGAAATCCGCCCAAGTTGCTTGTACAACTGATTTGATTGCTACGAAAGATGAAGTATTCTGTATAGAATATCCAAATCTACCTGCTCCATAAAGACCACCTGCATTTGTGTTACCAAACGGTGCTTCTGCTCCATTAGCTGATTCATTACCATATAATGATTGACCAGCTCCAAATGGAGATTTGTTGTTTCCATATTGGAAATCTAGGTAAAATACTAGACCAGAAGGTAAGTTCATTGGTTGAACTGAAACAAATTCCTTTGCTGCAATTTGACCAAATACTTTTCTTACTAATGGTAAAGCAACTCCTGCCCATTGACCACCGATATTAACGGCAGTTTGGCTTGAGAATGTACCTGATGATGCAGCACCACCACCTGTTTGTGATGATTCTACTACAAGTTGTTTAGCTTGGTTTTCAAGAATAATACCCATGTTATTTTTATGGGAACCATTTAAACCTTCTAACAAACCTGTTTTTTCCCACTTACCAGCAAGTCTTGCTGCATCAGACTGTAAAGACTGATATGGGTTAGCGCTTTCTAAAAGAGTATTTAAGCTCATAATAAATAGTTTTAAGTTTTGTTAATAATAATTTTAAATTAAACCGGCTAGCTTACGCATACGGTTATACACATCATTTGACTCTATAATAGGTTGTTTTGTTGACGTCGCTTTTGGTTCTAAACCACTAGCTTTCGATGCAAACCCTTTGTTTCTTGATTCATTAACTGTTGATTTATCTAATAAACCTTCTGATAATGTTTCGAAAATAGTTTTTGCAGATTTTACATCCTTTGCATTGTCAAATGCTTTTAATACCTTAACTTTTTTACTTTCAGTTAAGTTTTTTGCCTTGAAAATTTTGTTAGTGTAAAGTAACTTAGCATTAAGTAGGTTGACTTCATTTAGTTCAGTTTTTAGCTCATTTACTGATGCTATTGCTGCTTCTAATTCCTTAACCATTTTACTGTCAGATTTACCATAGCTCATTCCAACTGTTTGTTGTTGAGATTTTGATTCGTCTTTCAATGGTTTTCTGTCGTCGCCTTCCTTTTTTTCCTTCTTAGAATCTTCATCTAAGTCGTCTTTTTTTGGCTTCATTTCTTCATCCATTTCATCTTTCTTGGCTTTTTTCATTTCTTCGTCGATTTCTACGTCTACGTCTACATCCTCAACATCTTCAATGTCAATTGAGTCTTCAACTTCAACTTCGTCTTCTACGAATTCATCGCCCGGTTCAATTTCTCCGTCAGCGACCATGTCTTTAATGACATCCTCGATAAATCCTTTAAGGTCGTCTTCTGACATATCTTCGAGATCAATTTCCTCGTCGTCCATGTCTTCTTTTTCGTCCTTCATTCCATCTTCGTAGCCTTCTTCTTCAGCGTCAGTCTTTTCATCTTCTTTGATGTCTTTCTTGTCGTCGTCCTTTTTTGCTTCGTCGATTTCTTTAGAATCTTCTAGTTCAGCTAATAATTCATCCAGATCAATTTCCTCTTCTACTTCATCTTTATCCTCTTGTACAGTTGATGTACCCACTTTACGTGGTGCAAGGTCTAAAGAATCACCAGCAGGTGAATTTTTTCTTTCAAAACTAGGAGCGTCAGCTTCTTTAACTTCTTTCTCTTCTTCTTCTTTTACGTCCTTTTCATCATCTTTTCTATCCATCTCGTCTAACTTTGCAGCTAGCATGGATTTAAGATGTGGTGTAAAAGCTTCTTCAAGAGCGAGTTTGGCGTTGGTGATAGCTGTTTCCTTAACGGACTTCGCATCAGCAATGGCCTCTTTTAGCAAATCTCTGTTTGTTGCCATAATCCCAAAATTTAGTTTGTGAAATACGATTATTAAGAATCGTAATAAGTGTTATTAATAGTCTAACATCATATAAAGATAATCATGATGTATTACGGTTATACGTATATGAATATTTCTTAAAATTATACTATTGGGCAAGAACCTTTAGAACAAAGGATCTCGGTTACTATTTGGTTAACTTTAGTATAATCATAACTAACCATTTCCTTACCTTCTTTAATTGTATGCATGTAAGAACCTGGATTTGAAGGTGTTGAAACAAAATCCCAACATAATAATTCAAAATCATCTTGAACTTCCATTACGCCACCTCTATCTTCTAGTGAACCCATACCTCTTGATGATACACCTACGGTAACACCATGTTTAATTAATTCTTGAAGTATAGTTCCTGAAGGTGTAGGTAAAATTTCTATTTTACCCATTACATTATCTCCATCCCACCAATATTCTGATATTAAATGAGATACGTTTTTTAAATTTACTACTGATGATTCAGGGTGATCTAATTCTCCCATTGAACGTCTTTGTTCA